GAGGTAGACAGACCACAGAAGGCATCCAATCACATTGGCCCACACTGAATACATGCAAATTTTATGTAAATCAACAACCATCCTCGGTATGGGACTAATGCCACTCGTAAGAATGATGATTGCTAAATCGAATAATGCGGCTGTGCCATAATAGAGTATGCCGTCTGTATGCGACAAAAACAGTTCATGCAGTAGCGTGACGCCTACGAACAGTACGGCAGCAAAGAACCGCGGGGCGTTTGGCTGTAGAACGGCCACCAAGGCTAATGCGGAGAGCAACCAGGTGGTTATCATTTCTTGCGTTTGTCTTCGCGCTTTTTGCCTCGGCCACCTACTGCATTTCGTTTGGGCTTCGGGGGCGGCCGAGGCGCTTCAATCGGTTTATGCTCTGCCATACATCACCTCATTAATTTAGTCTTTTCGGCACTGCTGCGGGTAGTCCCCACCCAATAGGCTATCGAATCGCCCCATTTTGCCAGAAGTGTTCCAAATAGCAAATAAGCGATCTCCCGGTTACCTTCGGGTATGTCCATTGTGAATAGCAAACCAGCACCGGCCCCCACCAATACCGTCAATGCGATACAGATGGTTGCGGGCATCGGGTTGTGCTTATGGGCCCCCCTGGCGTCTTGAATATCTTTGAGTTCAGCGTCAAGAACTCTGAAAGCATGGACTCGCAAATCCTTCTCATTATCCAGCTGTAACTGTTTTAACTTCACAGCAGCTTCAGGGTCCGAGTGTAAGGCTTGTGATACTGCGGCAGGTTCAGGGTCCACACCCAAGGCGCTGGCCACCATCGCGCCCACTGTGGCGCCAGCAGGACCACCTAAGACTGTACCGATTAACGGAGCGGCTTTACCGACTAGTCCAGATATGTCTGACCATTTCATAGCTCTACCCTATTTCTAAACCACCCGTAAACGAAGCGTTCGTCTTTCTCTCTGCGTTCCGCTAATTCAATATAGAACGCTCCTTGCAGGCAGTTCAACGCCTTGACGAGCGCCCCTTCGGCCCGCATTGATAAGTAGACTGCTAACGCATCGATCGTTGCCGGGCCGATATCACCATCGACAATAAGATCCGGATACAAGCGTTGCCGATCGTTGAGAACGCTAAGGGACCGTTGCAGGAATTTCGCAGAACGACCGGGGCCCATGTTAACGGAAGTGTCGACCACCTCTTCGGCAACCGTTTTTGATAGCGCAATGAGCTCGTCAGCACGCACAGCATCCCAGTATTTTTTGGCATAAATATTAAATGCGTCTTGTCGGGGCAGGTCGATCATTGCACCCTCATACCCACATGCTCTGGCCTCCGCAATAGTAATGCCGAAGTTAGTCTCGCCCCCGGAATCAGATGGATCATTCACGTAACCACCTTCGATCCGGAGTATTTCATTAATTATCTGAGTTTTGTCCATATCTTTACTTTGGTTCCATCTTAGGTAGTCGTCACGTAAGTGATCGTTCCGCGGAATGTGGTATTGCTCAATTGATTGTTGGTTATTTGTACCCCGGAAGAATCAAAAAGTATAAATAAATTTGATGAGGCTAAAGTTGATCCCCGGAGAAGAGCGGGTACCGTTGAAAAACTAATATTTACGGCATTTAGGACCTCTGAAATAAAGGGGAATCCGCCAATATTGACAGCTGTTGTGTCTGCAGTCACAGGGAATGTGATATCGAAATTCATCGTTACTACGCGACCAACCTTTGTATATCGGTTGTCGCCTGATGTAAGTGATAAACCCGCACCGCTGGAATCACCCGGGGTCCAAGTTCCCTCTTCATAATCATCTAAAGTATTTACATCAGTGGAGGGTATTTGTGTAGAAGGAAATTCAAATTGCCCTTGGCGATACTGCATAATATTCGCGCTTACAGCAACGCCTGCTCCAGTCGGATCGTCCAACCTGTCAACCAATATATTAGTTGCGCCTGGTGTATTTTCAATAAACTGAACAGCAGATACATTATGGCAATCTCTAAATACAATCTGATTACCACCTACTAAACTGACAGAGTTTGTATTGCCTTCTAAATAGAGGCGATTAAATATAACTTGTTCACCATTAAGAATCTCTACAGGGAAAGTTGTGGATGTTTCAATGCCTACATCCTCAAAAACAGATAATAGCGTACCTGTTCCATCTAATCTGATACCTATATTATTGGTATTAAAGTTAAGATCCCTATAAACGTTTCGATTATTACCTACAGCCATTGAGACGCTTGAGATAATCATACCGAAGCTCGTACAGTCGGTAATACTCATCTGTTCAAAGAGTGAGTTTAATACAAAAACGCATTGCACTCCGATCGCGGGACCACCGGTAACTCGAACGCGTTTTATAGTGACTTGATTTAAGTTTGCTAGCTCTATCCCAATCACGCTATTGAAGGTAGCCGCGTTTGTAAAGCCCATATCTTCAATGGTGTTATAGGTATCGCCATCTAATGCTACAGGGGTTGTTTTTATAATCGTGAGGTTATGCGCAGCAGTGATTATTGAATGGAACGAACCATCTCCATGGAATTTAACACGAACGGGTTTAACTAGTGTCGCAGTTGTTTTATAAGTCCCCTCGGGGGCAAAAATCTCTTTAAAGCCGCTATCAAGTGCCGCTTGTACTTTTGTGGTGTCATCGGCTGATCCATCACCTACTGCACCCCATTGTTTAATATTAGCAATTCCACCGGGAAATAGTCCTTTAGCTTGATGTGTCGCTAGATCAATAAATAATCCGCCATCATCTGTGCCGGTAGCTGCCGCCACAATATCGTAAATATTATCGCCCCCGTCGCCTATTGTTGAACGTCCAAGTACTATCACCCTCATACCTACTATTAATTCGGCATCCGCAACCATATCTGCTACGGTATTATGGAGTATCCCGCTAATTACACCAAGAGACTGCATATATTGCGAAGTACCAACTTCATCCGGGGAACCGGAGGGGGTAATACTTGCACGGTCTAAAAGACTTTGTTGGAAGCCGAAAATATCATTTACGAGCAAAGCTTTCCATGGTGTGCCCGTTCCGTCCCCGGGGGCAGTGATATCTCGCGCCTCACCAAAAGGATACTTAGCGCTTGACGGCGCTATTTTACCGACAAAGGCTGTTTCTGGATTAATTGCCATGATTGTGGCTCCTTAATTATAAGTTACAAGTATACCGAGCCATTGCTGCGCAGGGCAAATTTTCAAGCATAATGCCTCAAACTCATCGCGGCGTTTTTGGTCAACTATGGCCTGATCACCAAATACTTTTCCGCCGATATACAAAAAAAACGGCCATTTAGCGGGATCATCGGGTACGATATAATTTCGAATTGTATCTATAAATGTAGTAAAATTGCCACATTCCATTAATGGCTCACCACATTCAGCTACCGCTTCACCGCATAATGGTATTAAATCAACTTCGGTTTGAAATACTTTATTAACAAGCGGATAACCGATGGGATTAGGACTATTACCTGCTTCCGCGAAAGCCTCACCACACTCCGCTAACGCCTCGCCGCAGTCAACTAATAGTGTCGCGCCTACAAACTCGCGGCGTAGCACAAGCTGCGGATTACGCGGTGTTACGCATTGTTTCACACCCGGGGCGGGTTCTGTGCCCGGCACCCACCATTCATGCACAAAAACATTAAACCCGTTGCCCTGTAGTGTATCTTGGATATACCGGGGATCTTGCCCCCCGAGAGATTTCCATGCAGCATCTAATCTATCTCTTCTCTCTTGTTCGGTAATGCCCGTATCCGGTAGCCCGAATTGTGTTTCCCATGCAGGTATTTCTCTAGTTGTTTGCGGATCAATATCCCGCCATACCTCATCAAAAAAAACTTTTGAATCCGTACCGATGCCTGTTAAGCCGTCAAAGAATTGACGAAGCTGTTTGTCTATCGTAATGCGCCAGGCTCTCGCATTCGGTAGCAAATGCTGAAAGATTCGAAAAAATAAACTCATACAAAAGTTACCGAGCTGGCTTTTGCTTTCTCACCAATGCCAAGCGAAAAGACTATGATAGTGACTGTCGCCTGGGTTACCACTACCGACGTAAAAATCCCACCGGCAGCGCTTACGATATCTTCCACGACACCCGCCACCCCGCTCTGTGTTACCCTATCTCTCCGCGGAGGTACCGTCAGGCCGACAATAAACGGTTCCCGCTCGAGAAAGTACTCCTTAACTGCTGTAGTGATATCTGCTTGTACTTGTGCCAGGTTATCGACTACAAGTCCAAGCACTCGAACGTCGAAGGGAACACGCGTAATCGGAAATGTATTTGCCAGAGCATTAGCAGGGCGCCGGGTAGCTAAGCCAAGCTTATCTAATTCAATGGAATCGAGTACGGCTTGTAGTTGGGCTGCCGTCGGTATCCCGTCAGGATCACCTGAACTGGCAACAGTCGCTTCGACAAATACATCTACCTGACCGGGGCAATCACTGGTATACGGGTAGATATTAACAATGCCTGCAACCTCTTCGCCCCATATCTCATAGTCGGCCAGTGCGCCGCCTTGTGGCTCTTTTTGGAAGCGATCTATAACCCGTTGTCTATATACTTCGGTACTCTCCGCATTCGCACCTGTGACGACCTGAGAGTCCACAAGGACATTGCGCACCACATTAGCTATCGGGTTGGCAAAAGAAACAGACGTATTGCCGGCAGTTAAATTCCCAATAGCCCCTTCGCCCCCTCCCCCCGCTTGATCTGAAACAGCCCGTATAGTTGCCTGTACTGTAGGACCATTAAGAAGAACAGCACCAATGGTTATATACGTGACACCATTATCTGTACTGACGAGCTGTGTGCCGGATGGAAGCGAGCCGACTTGATTCTCAACCGTGATGTCTATCAGAAGCTCGGCGTTAGTAGCAGCAACCGGATCGCCTACCCCAATTAGCCGGCCCCAGAACGTCAAAGGATTGACAACTACACCAAAAATCGTCGTATCTTTGGCGGCTGCGGACTGTACGAATATCTGCAGGAATATGAAGCCGCCATACTTATAGAGCAGAATAAAAACAGCCGCAAGGGCTTTGGCGAGCACCCGATTAAAGGCTCTAGGCAATAGGGGTATAGTCTGGTTAAGGGTTGCTTCCAGCTGAGCGATAATATTATCGCTAAGTTCCTTTGTAGTGGGGGTTACCAGGCTCATGTAGTTGACTTCCAATTTTCAGTGAATTCGAAGCTCGACTCTTCACCATTGGCTTCGATATCGATAATTATTTTGATTCGGTTTATGCCGGGTATACTTACTGCTACGGTAACCGAAGAAGCTATTTTTTCTTCAGTAAAAACAGCTAGGTCGCGATTGGCGGCATCCTCTATGCGACGTAGGTTACCGGTCGTAGCCGGGAGTGCCTGTAATAGGTTCTGCGTCTCACTGCGGTACTGATTGGCCGTCTCGTTCTCATCAAGGTTGCCCCACCAGTTAAAGGGGTTGTCGTCGCGCCCGTCATCGTCCTCATTGCCGCCAAACAGGCATAGGTAGGCCATTGTCTCAAGGCCACCGGACATCTCAACGATACCGTCCGTAACGGTGATGTCTCCGTCGTCATTGGTCTGGAATAACTTAACGTCGCCTTGTTGCTCAGCCATCAGTTATTGGGCCCCGTGTCTACCTGAGTATCGCCAGCGCTATCAGCTGCCTGTGAGTGGTCATGCTCTGCGATCTCTTTGCCGTTCAATGTAAGACTAGTCGGTATAGTAACCGTACCATCTGCGGCTATAGTAACACCATTTACGACAAAATCGCCCCCCCGCTTCGAGCTCGAAGTCACCGTTGCCGTTAACGCCCGCAATAGAGCCATCCGCGTCAGCGTCAAAAGTAGAAAGCGGGGTGGTGGTCACACTGCCTCCA